CTAGTATATTAATTTCAAATAAACCAAAGTCTGTAAGAGTTAATATAGAGTTAGAGTTACCATCTGCATATACAGATACATTATCTGCATTAGAATCTAAATGTACTATACCGCCTAGATAGAAATTAGTATCTGAACCTGTATCAATGATAAGGTTTTCTGTTTCTTCTGCAGCACCGCCATAAATTAATTTAAAATATACACCTGCTGATGGAGAAGGTAATGTTAATGTACAGTTCGCTGATAAAGCAGGAACAACAGAAACTCTACCACCATGAGTAGTTGCTGTTAAAGAAATAGCTGTTGTATCAGCTAAAGCAACAGGTGTTACTTTCATACCATCACCATCTAAGGTAAATTCAGTAGTAACTGCTCCTGTTGTTGAATTTTTTGATACGACTGTAAAGCCGTTTTCGGACCTGACTGGTCCATTAAAAGTTGTGTTAGCCATGTGTTTCTCCTAAAAGAAATAATCTATCATCTTGGCAAAGTCTGCTAGGTCAGTTGATAGATTGATTTATAAAATACCTAGAGTTATATAATATAACATAAAAAAAAGGGGAGCGTGTGCTCCCCTTAACAGTTCTTACGAACTACCTGGTGAACCAAAAATACCTAGTGGGTCAGACACACCGAAAGAATATCTTTCTCTCGCTTTATATCTAACATTACCAGTATCGAAGTCTCCATCCATAGTAGTAGTCATAGGTGCTCTAAC